TTTAATATTATCACCATCTATATTACTACTATTAAGACAGGTCAGCACAGAACTACCGAGGATAGTTGGAAATAGACATATATTATTGATGGTATTATAATAACTATAAGATGCCTCACAACATAGACTATTAATATAACTACGGTCACGGTATTGTTTAAGATTATCCATTCTATATTAATATTAATATTAAAAATAATGTCTTTTCATTAATATTTAGATTTTTAAAGGTTTATTTAGATTTATAAGAGCTTGATTTATATATAAGCAACTAAAAATTTGCAAATTTTTCTTTATATATAATGGATTTCTATAATAATTAGATTTCTATTAATATTAATTAGATTTATAAGCCTTAAAAATCTAATTAATATTAACGAAAAGCCAATTTAGAAAGAATTAAATTAAAATATATATATAGAATGTCCAATTTTATTTTGAATAATCCTGATATGGATAAAGATGAGATTAAAAATAGAATTATCAATATGATATCTGATGAGGATATTAAAAAATATCTTGGCGTAGAAGGTCATAAGAAGATAATCAAATACAGTGATTTAGACAATTATAAAACTATTGATAAATTACTTAAAATAAATGATTATAAAATTATATTAATTGAAAGTCAGCATAATTCAGGGCATTGGGTAGTTATATTAAAATACAAGAAAGATAATAAAATAATTATTGAATACTTTAATAGCTATGGTATGAAACCCGAGGCTGATTTGTCCTATGTTGATAGTGCGACAAATAAATCATTAGAAAATGATAAAGGCAATTTAAATAATTTAATTAATGATGCTATCTCAAAAGGATATGAAGTTGTATATAATAAGAAGAGGTTTCAATCATCTAATAAAAAGGTCAATACTTGTGGCCGTTGGGTTATCCTTAGAATTATAATGATGAAACATTATAAGATGGACTTAGAAGAATTCAGTTCTTTTATAACTCAATTGAAAAAAAAATATAATGCTGAAGCTGATATCATCTGTGCAATGTTGATGCAATAATCTAATCTTTATATGCTATAACTTCTTTTAATCCATTTTCTTTTTCTATAGTCTTATAATTATAAGTCTTTAATTTAGATGGTTCAACTTGACGAAACCTATAATAATCATTAGTCTCATCTATCTTATTAACTTTAAAACCATTCTTTAATATAATTATAATAGCTTCTGGTAATTGATATTTATTCTTATCAACTAATACTGACTGGATTATATGAGTATTATCTTTAATTCCTGCTCCTCGTGGTCTTTTTTGTGTAAGTCCTAATTTTTTAGCAATTGTTCCATTAGCATCAATACAACGATTTGTTTTAGGGTTAAGAACCTTACCTTCTGGACATTCTTTAGCAACTGTCGAAGGTTGTGGTTGTTGTTGTGGTTGTGGTTGTGCTTCTGGTAATGTCTCGATTATATATGGTTGTTTATTAATAATTTTATCAGTATGTATATATATATCATATTTAAATATATATTTGAATATCTCTTTCATTTGGCTATCTGGTCGTTTAAGTAATATTAATAAGTCTTTTAAATATCCATTAATATCATCAGTAAAAGCACCAGCCTCAGAATAGTCCATAATTTTCTTGGTGAAGAATATCAAGTCTTTTTTATAGGATGTTAAATTTGACGCTAGGCCAAAATCATTCAAATAATATTCATAACCTAAATTTTTAATATAATAATTTTCATCAAATAATATATAATGATAACATCCCCCTTTTTTTACCTTACGATATAAGATATTATTATAATGAGCATCATTATGATTTAATTTTAAATACTTATTAAAACATATAATAGACATATATATTTGGCTTAATGCATTAAAAATAATATCACTGTTAATTGATTTATTTTTTTTAATTAAGCCAAATATTAATTCTGATAATGTTCCAGTGGCCAATTCATTTAAAATATAATAGGTATTTTGACAGATATAATTATTATATTGAAAAAGAAAATTAGGACATATTTTATTAATCAATATTTCATTAACTCTCATACCTACATCGATATCATTTTTATTCACATCTATTTTTTCAGCTACTTTAATAACAAATTCTAGTTCTTTTAAGTTTGTAAAATATGCAATATATACAACACCATAAGACCCTGATTTACTTATTTGTTTTCCTACTGTTATTTCGCTACCAATTTTATTATCTTTTATACATATATCTCCCAATTTTTCTCTAATTTTATTAAAGAAGATATTGATATTTTTATAAAGTTCAATTCTATCATTTAAATTATCTTTCATTTTATTATATATAATATATTTTATTATTGCAAGGTTAATTTACTTTTATAATTATGTATTTTTGTTATTCTTGCATCATTATATGCCCCAAACTTCTTATATTTTTCTTTAGTGTTAAAATTCTTAATATCAGTTGCGTCAGTCTCTTTCATAATATCTATTAAATCTTTTTTTATAATATCTAATTTTGATATAATATAAGACTTGCTATAACCGCTATTTGCTAATTGGTCTATTAAAAAATCAACATTAAATATATAACGAGGGTTTATAGATGATGGCAAACTCTTTTTTAATTCTTTTTCTTCTTTTGATAATGAATTATATTCATCTGGTATTACTTCACTTATTCTTACTGGTTCCACTGGTTCTTCCGGTTTAATTTTCTTAGGTCTTCCCCTTGGTTTAGGTGCTTCTTTAATCTTAATACATCTATTTGTTTTAGGGTTAAGAACCTTACCTTCTGGACATTCTTTTGATTTTGGTTCTTTTGGTTCTTTTGGTTCTTTTGGTTCTTTAATCTTAATACATCTATTTGTTTTAGGGTTAAGAACCTTATCTTCTGGACATTCTTTTGGTTTAAGTTCTTCAGGTTCTTCAGATTTAATTTTCTTAGGTCTTCCTCTTGGTTTCTTTTCTATTACTTTAGTATATTCATCATTAGTATTAGTATTAGTATTAGTATTAGTATTAGTATTAGTATTATTAAATTCATTGATAGTCTCTATTCTTTTATTGTTGTATTCTATAAATAATTTTATCTTTTCTTTTTTATTATCACTTTTAGTATCATTTAATGCATCATTAGCTATAGAGGATATCTCATTTAATTCTTCTAATATTTTTATTATCTCTTTAGCTCTTTTTTTTGCTGACTTAATTTTCTTTAAGTCTTCTATATCCTCATATATAGAATATACAAGTTCATTGGGTATTGATTTACCTATTTTTTTTAATAATTTAGTTTCTTCCATTTAATATTATCATAGATTTAATTTATTAGATACTGCCTTTATAATTAAATAGCCTCTTAACATTAATGCTTTGTCTTCATCTTCATATTTTAATTGACTATCATTATATCCAATCTGGTCAAATTTATTCATTAATTCATCTAAATCTTCAGCCTTTTGTTTAAGTTTGATTTTATCTTTATTTTCTTTTGATAATTTCTTAAGTTCTATTATAGCTTCTTCTAATTGTTTGCGATATTTTGGTTTTTCTTTAAGGTCTAATTTATATGTTTTATAAATTTTTTCAGGTTTAGGAGGTGGTGGAGGAGGTTGTAATTTTCTAATAATTTTTAGTAATTCATCCATTAACTTCATTTTAGTAGTATTCTCATAAGATGTTGTAACTTTACCTCTATTTTCTTTTTCTTGTATTTTATTAAAATATAAATATAATTTTTGTAGTCTATTAAAAGTATAGATATATACTTCTACTAATTCTTCTACACCTTTCTTATAATCTTCTATTAACTTTTCGGCATATTTAAATAATGTTATTAAATCTTCTTTAACATCTTTTTTATCTTTAACATTTACAACACCTTGTTTTATTACTCCTGTTTTTGTTTTAGGGACTTTTTTATCTACTGCTGATTTTATCTCTTCCATTGATTTAGGTTTTGGTTCTTTAGGTGGTTTGGGTTCTGGTGCTGGTTTGGGTTCTGGTGCTGGTTTGGGTTCTGGTGCTGGTGCTGGTGCTGGTGCTGATACTGGTTCTGGTGCAGGTTTAATTTTCTTAGGTCTTCCCCTTGGTTTAGGTGCTTCTTTAATCTTAATACATCGTCCTGTTTTAGGGTTTCTAATCTTACCCTCAGGGCATTCTTTAAGTTCTTTAGGTGGTAATTCTTCGCCTTTAGTTAATTTTTTTCCTATAGCTCCATCAGCTTTTACACATCGTCCTGTTTTGGGATTTCGTATTTTACCTTCGGGACATTCACCATCCTTAGAGAGTTGTTTAGGTTCTGATATTGGTTCTGGTTCTGGTTTTGGTGGTTCTGGAACTTGAACTTCTTCTATTTTATTCGTTTCTTCTACATATTCATAATTAATAGTTGTATTAACTTTGACTTTATTTTCTTTACTTAAATCAATGATAAAATCTTGAACCTTATCTAATCTTATATAATACATAGATACATTCGTCTTCATATCTTTTGCCACTCGTTCTTCTGCTTTAAATCCTGTATCTAATTTATAATAGTCGGCTTTATCATTTTGTTTTAAGTCTTCTAATATCTTTTTAAATTTTTTGAATTTAGGTGATGTATCATAACTAAATTTAGATGATATAATAGCTACTAATACTCCATCTTCTTCATCAAGCATATTATAAGCCTTTACAATAAAATCAATATCGTGCATATTACCATTCTCAGTTTTAATATTAAAAGGTGGGTTCATAAAAATATAATTATAATTATATCTTGATGAATATTTTAAGAAGTTATCATTTGTCCATATGACATTATCTATAGTCTCGTGTATAACACTACCAATTTGATGAAAAACTTTATTTACTTCTACACAATCAATCATAAAATTAGAACTATTTGAAAGTTTTAATAATGGTCCTATTAAATTACCAATTCCTGCGGTCGGTTCTAGTATCTTAATATTTTCTCTTGTATCATCTTTAATGCCTGATAATTCTATTAAATATTCAGCATATGAGCGTGGTGTAAAGAATGCATTCATTTTTTGTATAGTTTCTTTACTAAAATCAAATAGACCTAAGATATAATCTAATGGTTTATTTTCTTTTAAAGCCTTTCTTATTTCGGCTCTCATATCTTTGACTTCTTCATCAAAAATATCACTATCTTTTATTTCTATCAATGTAGCCAATCTATCTAAGTTTTTATTATTTTCAATTATATATTTCTTATAAAATTCTTGATATAACTTTTGTTTTAATTTTAATTTTTTATCTTTTGATAAAAATTTATTATTTGCTTCAAGGTCTAATATCTCCTGATTAAATACCTTAATAAATTCATTATTTTCAATATTATTGACATCATCAAACGATGGTAATTTTAATAGTCTTTTTTCAAAGGTATTAATATCATTCATTTTACCAAACATTCTCAAATACATATCTATATCTCTTTGTCGTTTTTGATTAATATCACCAACTAGAAAAGCTTCTTTAATATTTTGGCCGCCTATAGTTTCAAAATTATTAATACCAATTTCATTCATAACGTGATTGGCTTTCATTATAAATGGTTTAGTTAAACGAAATGCATCTTCTGGTGTCTGTGATTTATATAATGAGTTCATTATAGGAAAATAAACATTTACTTTTGATTTATCACCCATTTTATGACTATCTAAACGAATAGCTCGTGCTATAACTTGTTCTGTTATTGCATAATTCCAATAGGGTGTAAAAACAATAAAATTATTGGTTTCTTTAAATGATATACCTTCTTTAATAGCTAATGAGAATATAATTAATTTAATTTTATCAGTATTATATTTATCTATAACTTCTTGTTTTTTACTTTTTGATAATTCACCACTTATTAAATTATATGCTATCTTATTTTCAGTTAATAAATCCGTTAATATACTTATTTGTTTATCAAGGAATTGAACATATATAAGTGTCTTTTCATCTTTATGTTCTTTAAGAAAATCAATAACCCAATTAACCTTTTCTTTGCTGCCAAAAGTTCTTGTATTAATTAAAAAAGGGTCTTCTTCTGGGTCTGGTAATAATGATGGGTCATCATATGTTATTATAGGTGTAAAATGATATTCTACTTTAGGCATCATTTTAAGGTTCTCTCCTCCAATTCTATAAAATGATATTAAACCTTGATAATAATTCTTAAAAGCTTTTTCATCTTTATACATAATATCATTCATTTGTTCCATATCATATTCAACTAATGGTATTTTATTATAACCTAATGATATTATTGATTCTAAATCATAGGGACCATTAACAAATAATGTTCCTGTCATAAATAATTTTTTAATAACTTTACCACTATTTTCTAATAAATTTTTAGTTAATACATTACCGTCTAATTTTACATTACCTGTGCTAATACTTTTAAAACCTTTACGCACTTTTTCTCCTTTTGATATTAAATTTCTAAGATTATGTATCTCATCTATAATCATTAATGAATTGTCTTTAAAATCATATCTAGTTCTTATCATTTGTTGATATGATACAAAATTATAGATATATTCACCATTCTTTTTTATTGTTGGGTCTATACCATAATGAAACATCAATCCTATTGTATTTAAAACTAATGATGCAGGTAATATAAAATATACTGATGAATTTGGATTAAGTCTTGTGAATTCTTCCGCACAAGTAGTTGCAATAATGGTTTTACCTGTGCCAACTCCATAATATAGAATGAGTAATTCTTGAGCTGATACAGACCAATTTTCAATAATTCTTCTTTGATAATCACGGTATTTATCATAATTCCGTTCAAATGCCGTTTCTCCAAATTCATCATATTCAAATAACTTCTTATTAACTGAATTTCCGAATTGGTCTTTCTTCTTACCTCTGTAATATAGACCTTTATCAGTTTCTAAAAATTCATTTATATTAGCTATTGTATATGAACTAATAGGTTTTTGACTTCCTATATCTCGTTCTTTTGCTCCACCTTCTAATTTTTCTTTTCGGTAATCACTAAAAGCTTGTTTCCATTCTTCTTTATTTTTACTGATAATATCATTTATAGAATCATTTGTTTTACCTAATAGACAATTACATATATCTTTCATTTATTATTTATAAAGATAAAAAAAAAAAATAAATAATTATTTTTTATAAGTTGATGATGCTTTAATTAATGCATCTTTCCATTTTAAATTATATTTCTTTTGTGTTGATTTAACGTGATTAATCCATTTATTATTTTTATTAAGACCTTCTCCTGTTAAATCTCTTTCAGTATCATCTGCATAATGTAATCTTTCTTCATCATAATCCCATTTACGAGATTTTCTTTTATCATCACTAAAAGTAAATGATGAAGATTGTGGAGATGAATAAAGAGGATATGATGGTAAAGCCGTCCTATCAAATATACCTTCTAATTGTCTATTCAATTCATTTATATTATGTTGTCTTGCTTCTGGTTCTTGTATTTCATCTAATGTTCCAACACGATTTTTATAAGTATTAATCATTTTAGCAGGTATTAATTCTTTTATGAATGGATATAACTTTAATTTATCTCTAATTGTTAAATTTGGTTGATAATCACGACCACTAAATAATTCATCTAAAGTATTCATATTAAGTCCTTTTTGTCTAATTAAATTTTCTACTCTATCTTTAGTTAAATCATTCATTAAATCTATATGTGCTGGTCCTAGTCTTCTTGCATAATTTCTATGTTCTATTGGAAATTGTGAATATATCCTAAATCCGTTAATACTTGGTATTAATGGATATGATAATTCAGCCGATACTTCAAATGGCTCTTGTCTATACATTTATTATTTATATAGATAAAAATAATTAAGAAATGTTTAATTCTTTCTTTGTTTTAAGAAATGATAATACAAATAACATCTCTTTATTTATCCATTCATTCATTTCAGCAATGGTAATATCATTATCATTATTTAAGGTCTTATAAAACTGTGGTAAGGCTATATATTGGTTTTTATGTTGAATGAATACTAAACCATTATTAAAAAAATGATGATTAAGAACCACATCTCTACATTCACTTGTTTGTAAATATGCATCTATCTTTGTTAATATCTTACTTTTATTTTTGGTGAATATCTCGCTATTCTTATTATTATAGTCTGTTAGGTCTGTATCTTCTTTAAAGTAATCATTACCATAATTACTGCATAATTCTTCACCTTTCTTTATATCACGATAAGCAATGAAATAGAATATTTTCATATCTGATAAATTCTCGTGTGTTGGGACACTGATATGATGATAATTTATATTAGGTTCTTTATTATGGTTAAATATCTGTCCGTCACGAAGAAGAGTAAATTTTGTTTCTTCTCCTTCTTTATGAGCGAAGATATTTGAATTTAATTTCGTTGTAGTTGCATCAATAATATTATCAGTATTATTATTATTTAATACATCATCTAAATTATATGGTAATTCTCTAGGATACATCTCATCCCAAAGTTCCTGATTATAAATTAAATTAGAAACTAGAATATTATTTTCTCTTTTGATATCATCATAAATACCGTGTTCTATTAATAATAGGTCCCCCGCATAGATATCCTCAGTTGCTACTGCTTTACGATAGTCAATCTCTTTATCCCATTCAAATTCAAATTTACGGGACTTATAGATAGTATGAGTAGGATTAAGAATTGCCATTCTAATTATTTTTATTTTCTATTTTATATATAGATTAAATGCCACGAACTAAATCTACAGACCCTAAATCCTGCCCCGCCGGTAAAATGATTAATCCTAGAACTAATCGTTGTATTAAAGAAAATGGACCTACTGCTCGTAAATTAGGTTTTGTTGAAAAGAAGACACGAGGAAGAAAGAAAAAATCATCTTAAGATAATCTTATTATCAATTATAGATGGATTAAAAACATTATTAATAAGGTCTTCTATATTCTTTTTTATTTCATCATTAATATTGCAACAAGTGAATATATCTATATATACCGATTTAGATATCTCACATATATGTATAGTTATTGATGATAATGATATTATCTGAGTTATACTATAACCAACCAAATCATTTTTAATATTAAAATCAGTCTCATCAAAGTATTCAAATATGGTATCTCCTACTTTCTTCATATTCATAATTTTAATGATATCATTAATGAAATATTGAAGAACTACCNTATCATTTAAATTANCANTACAACANTCCCTTAGGTCATAAATAAGAAGCTTACCGAACATCTTTTTCTATTAATATAGAGAAAGACAAAAAAATAAAATCTATAATTATAATAAATGGATTTAGAACAGATTTTTGACTGTAAAAATATAACCAAGTCTTCATTAAATCTTTATATGACTAAATTAAGAATACTTAACGATAATAAGCCAATAAAGAACCTAAACTATTTATATAACATTGATAATATCAAATCTAAAATTGAGAAGTATAAACCAAATACTCGTAGAACTTATATTATTAGTATTGTTTCTATTCTTAAATGTATGACAGCACCAGAGAAGAAACCACCGAAGAAACTAAAGAAATTATTCAATGATTATACAGCTATTATGAATGACTATAACAATAAACTTAAGGACCAAACAGAGATAACAGAAGGGACTAAGATTTTAAATGAAGATGATATTGAGAATACCTATAATGAGATTAAAGAAAAGGCAATGAAAAAAGAAGCATCAAAACAAGACCAACAAGACTATGTTATATTATCATTATATCATTTACAGCCCCCACGACGCAACAAGGATTATATATATATGAAGATTATTGATAGTTATTCATCAGATTTATCAAAAGATTATAATTATTATGATGGTTCAAAGTTCTATTATAATGTCTATAAGACTAGAGGGAAGTATCAAGAACAGATTATTGAAGTCCCTAAAGAACTAAAATTAATAATCAATAATTATATCAAAAAAAATAATATTAAAAATGATGAGTTCTTATTAACTGATAGAAATGGTAAAGACTTAACCAAGAATACCAATTCTATGACTGGCATTCTTAATCGTATTTTTAAAAGTAAAGTTGGGAGTTCTATGTTGCGTCGTAGTTTCTTAACTAATAAATACGGTAAAGAACGAGATGAATTAAATAAAGATGTTGAAGCGATGGGCACATCAAGCCAAGTTGCTAATAATAACTACATTAAAAAAACTTAATTATTATTTTACCATACTAGCCCATAAGCCCGCACGACTGAGGTTATTTGGTGAATAGGGATTATCACGCCAATTTCCTTTTATATTATCACTTCTTCGAAGGTATGCTTCACGGCGGCCATCATCATTATGACGAGTATAATCAGAATAATTTATATTTCCAAAATTAATCTTACGGTTATTATTAGGATTTACAACATAATACTTATGGGTCTTAGTATTAGATATATATAATTTCACATCATCCCCTAAATACTTCTTTAAATTCTCTAATACTTTCTTAGGGTCGCTTACTTTAATCAATTCTTTATATTTTAATTCGTTATTATTATAAAATGTCATATTAATAATTGTTATATTTTCTTTATATCTGTTTATTATAGATGTTGTCATTATATTCATTTGATAATGATGATGATGATGATATGTATGGCGGCAAGGTAGCTGTTAAATACTTAAATAAACTATTGAAAGAAAGTTATAAGTCTAAGAATAAGACTGATACTAATATAGATAATAAATATTATCTTGATAATGATTTATCAACTGATAAAACTAAGGTATATATCAATAAAGACACTAATGAGATATCTATGGTAAATAGAGGCACATCTGATATTAAAGATGTTATGACAGATGTTAAAATGTTTTTTGGATATAATGATGAACGATTTGATGAACCTCGGTTAATCTTAGATAAAATTAAAAGTAAATATCCTACATCAACTATAGATATACTCGGTCATAGTCTTGGTGCTAAGGTTGCGGAGGAAATAGGACGAGACCCAGTAGTTAAAAATATAATCACATTAAATAAACCTACTACGCCAAAGGACTTATTATATAAATCTAAAATTACAGATAAACAATATGATATTAGAACTAGTAAGGACTTAGTCTCAGTATTGGCACCACTACAGATAGACCCCAATGACCTTGTTATACCAAGTGAGACCAATAATTTATATACTGAACATAAGATTGATACTCTTGACAGACTACCACAAGACCTTATTATAGGCTCTGGTAAGAAACGGTTGAAAAAGGCTGATATTAAAACGGTTATATTACGGCATCTTAGAAAAAATAAAGATATCTCTAAAGAAGATAGACAATTGCTCAAGAACTACTTGAAGGACTAGTTATAATTAATTGATATGATGGTTATTCCATCTACTTGTTTATTTTTATTAATACCATCTATCATTATATGGTTAGTTGGTAGTTTTAGGTGTGTTGATGTTAGCAACTTTACCAAATCTCGATAGGTCAGATTAGTGAATTTGACTGTTTTATAATTATGAGTATATAGTAGTTGGTCCAATACCTCAAGATAACACTCACCCGTCTGGATGATATCATCAATCTTAACCTCATCAATATCAAATACTGTCAATTCAATTTTATGGGTCTTATAGATAGTGCAGTTATCATCACTATCCTCATTATCATCCACTACTACTTCTTTGATATTTATATCGGGGATTTTATAGATAGGTTTAGGTGTAGGTGTTGGCTCAGGCTCTGGGACTGGTTCTGGGACTGGCTTTGAGTTATAGGTAAAAATGATAAAAATCATATATAGATACATAACCAATTTGACAAAGTCAGGAATATCTACCTTAATGTTAATATTGATGTTATCATCGGCATTATTAATGATATAACCACTGATATTATAATAAACCATTTCTACCTCTCTAATTCTTAAGAACTCATTGAAGTCTCCATAAGGCTCAATGGTCTCTTTAATAATAGTATAATAAAGGGGTTGATTAGTATAATTGACTTTTGTTGATATGGCTGATACCATACCTACAAGGGTCATAAGGGTCATAAGGGTCATAAGGGTTGAAGGGGTCATAGGGTCTAAGGGTGAACTGCTCGTTAATATATATATACACGTTGTCCTTATATCCTTTTTTTCGACTTAAGGACGTGAGACCCTGAGGGGTTAGAGGGTTGGGCGTGTGTATATACCCAGGGGGTCTGGCAAGTTTGCTTTAAACTTTCGAAATTTGCTTTTGGATTATAAGCAAAATAGGCAAAAATAAAAGGGAAATTGGGCTGGGATTATTTAGATGTTCTAATATCTTGTAATAATTCTACTAATGCGGCCTCGCCTTTTGTATAATATTCTTTTAACATATAATCCCGAATGTCACTATCGGGTATATCGTCGAGCCTATCAACCCAAAACTCTTTTTTATTAGTTGGCTTTGATTGTATTTTATGCATATGAGCTCGGGTGAAATTGTAGGTTTTATAATCCTCGAAATATTTGGTAGTCTTTCGAATAGTATTATAATAATTTAAATCAAACATTATAATTATATATATTCGTTAATATATCCTTAAATATATTCTTTTGTAGAATTTGGATTATATTTTTGAAAATCTCTATTTGGCACATAATCTTCAATTGGAAATGTTTTTAAATAATGATAAATTGATATGATAGCTTCTTCATTATTTAAAATATTTTTTCTAAAATCTTCATAATACTTATAATCAATGTTTTCATTAAGACTATTATTTTTTTTAGGCATTATTATATATTCGTTAATTTATTCTTAAATATATTCTTTCATTTCGTGATTAAAATGAAGAGCCAATTTTCTATGGTTTATTCTTGTAATACTATGTTTAGTATCTTTTTTTATTTCATCATTATTAAATTTTTGTTTAATAAGTTTAGATAATCTAATACCAAATTTATGTTTATCCATCTCTATTTTAATTTTGCATTGTTCTAACCATTTAACCCATTCATTAAATAATTCTTGATTAGTATATTTATAACTTTCAAATGGAGTTTCATCACTATTTATATATTTTGCAACATTAATATTTAAGTCTTCAAGAAATAATAATATCTTGTCTTTATTCTGGTCTTTCACTTGTTGTTCTACTTCTGTTGTGGGTTTATCTATTTGGAAATTACCAGATGGTATAATAGCTTTAATATCAAATTTCATCAGACCTTCATATATCTGTCTAATTGCTATTTTATTATTCTCGATATTATTAATATAATCATTAAAAAACTCTTGATTACCTTTATAATAATTGGTGCATTCTACTTGGAAAAATCGCTGATAACTATCATCTGTTATTTTAACAACATTAAAATTATTAGTTGTCATATCATAATCACACATATTATCAATTTCAAAAGGTTGAATGCCTTTCGGATTAATTGGAATAGTTGGTTCAGTTATACGAGTTTTTAGATTATCGGAATTTGCAAAATTGTCAAGACCTTGAGCTTCATTAATACAAATAAATAATTTCTGGTATTCATACATCGAATGCTTTTCATATAATTTTTTAGCACTGTCTAATTCCTGATAATACTCCCCTAAAATTTGTTTAATAGGTGCTAGAAGTCTATTCTTACCAATTCTTTCTTCACCATATAATACCATACAAATATAACTTCTTTTTGCTGGTGTCTGCACTCGTTGGGCATATCTTGCAATAATAACATCAGCTATTTTTTTATCACCTACCAAATTATTACAAAATTCACACCATTCTTTAAAATAGTCCCTATCAGTTAATATTAATGGTTCTTCTTTGATTTTAAAGTCAATCCAACAATTATGTTCGTAGTCTTCTGTTATTAATGGTGGTGGTTTAAATACATTTCTCTCATAAACTCTAATATCAGGGTCATTTAACCATTCATCTACAAATGATACTTTCTTTTCTTTCATATTTACCATTATCTTACACTTTATGTGTTGAAAACTTTTAGAAAAATTATTGATTGACTGTAATTCATAACCTTTATGTGTTAAAGTTATTACCATTGGCGGATAAATAATTTTAGCGTTTGTTCTCTCAAACTCCATTTTTAATTCATCATAATATTTGATATCGTTTATTTTCTCTCTTACATATTCGTTAATATTAAAACCTTCTTTATAATCTTCTGGTAGTTCTAATTCATTATCAAAATCTTTAATTTTAAGTTCAATGTCATATCCTGTTTTATTCTTAGTATAAGTTGCGCAGTCTTTCAATAGTCCTGGTATCTCTGGTGATTTTAACAATTGGAAACCATCAAATATTAATGAGACCAATAAACCATCTTTATATCT